TGCGGTAGCACCTTCACCACCGGAAGCGACACCATCCCAGTTGGTACCCCATACGTTGTCAGAGAAGAAGTTCGTTACGAAGTCCTTTTCACGATCAATCAGCATGTTGTGCAGGAGCATTTGAGCGCCCATTGCACGGGTTTCCAGAGCAGCATCTTCGTTAGCCAAAGTCTGTGCATCAAAGTCAGTAGCCAGACCGAATACGTCAGCGAAGTAGTTGCTGTTCGAAAGGGTCATACCAACGCGCTCAGGACGGGTACGGGGGGCCAGTGCCTTACGGTTGCCAGAGCGGTTAAACTCAGCACGGTTATAGATGTAGTACTTGTCAGACTGCTTAGATACATCTACGATAGGGAATACCTTATCAGCGATGAAGTTCTCAGTAGATTGCAGGTACGCGAGGGTGAGGTTTGTCAGGGGAGCATCCAGGTGCACCTGTGACGGAGTAAGCATTGCCATTTTATTTATATCCTTTAATCAGTATTAAGCGGCTGCATTGCCACCACGGAAGAAGTCAATCGTCGCCAGACCACCAGCAGCAGCAGCATCGACTACGATACCAACTACAATGTCAGAAGTAGCAGCAACAACGCCTGCACCGTTAGCGTCTACACCAACGAGAGCACCAGCGGACAGACCGCCTGTACCTGCTGTGACGGAGACACGACCATGAGTTACAACAGTTGCAGCAGCACCTGATGTGGGAGTGTTGATGAGTACACCGAATGCAGCATCTGCATTACCAGCAGCAACAACTGTGCTATCTGTGGTGTTCATCTTTACGAATGTAAACTGCGCGGCTGAAAGATCAGCACCTGCAATCATAGATTCGCGAACTTGGTTACCTTGAGTTGCCATTTTAGATTAGTCCTTTTTGTAGATTGCTTTGGTAAGTGCTTTACCTGCGTCAGTTTTCACAACAACAGCGTAAGCCTTAGCAAAAGAGATTTCGTTCTCATCGGCATGTGCCTTTGCGAGAGCATTAAGTTGGTCGTTAGGGTCTTGCATATCACCTTGTGCAGCAGACTTACCGACTTCTTCTGTCAGACCTTCAATGAGGTTATCTGTTGACTTAAGGAACTCTGCAAAGCTCTTAGCTGCATCCTCATCCAGACCATCAAGGGCTTTCAGAAGGATACGGGCGTTTGCCTCTGCAACATTAGGCAGGGTTTCTTGGCAACGCTTAGTAATTTGGTTCTCGGCTTTCTCAATATCTGCTTCTTCCAAACGCTTAAGAATGGTTGCAGGAATATCAGCCTTGTTAATCTTTTCACCTTCGATTTCAAGGTACTCTACTGGGGCCATTTTAACGACACCTTCTGTAGTGATCTTGTAACCTTCATCCAAGAAGCTCTTACGGAGTTCTTCATTAGATGCTTTAAGTGTTTCGATTTCAGCTTTCAGAGTATCAACCTCTGCGGTATCAATCTCTACAGGGGCAACCACTTCGGCTTCCTCTGTCTTTTTGATTTCTTTATCTTTCATAAGTTCCTCTTGGGAATTGTCGCGCTTAAACAAGGTAATCTCGGCAAGCTGATTTGCAGCCCTGTCTACCAGAGACACCTCGTCAAGCGTTAGGTTTTCAAGCATCGTTGGCATAGTGATTACCTTTGCTTAGGTTAATATCTGCGGGGAGTACTTGGAGGTTCCAAGGTACATGCAATCCACAGACGCTCTTGCCCTTTAGAGGGACAATATGGTCTACGTGGTAGGTCTCACCTGTGACTAGTTTCAGGTCTTGAGCCAACCAATAGAAATTCTTAATATCTTCGAGTTGATCTTGTGTAAGCCAATCAGGGGTAGCCTTTAGTTTGGAGGCTCTCCTTTTAGCTGCACGAGCTATAAAAGCATTCTTATTAGTTTCATAATACTCAACATGTTGCTTTAGAATATTATCACGGTTATCTCTATAGTACTTACGACAAGTCTTTAAGTGCTTTACTTTAGTCCTAGAGTAGGAGGCCTTTTTAGAGATAGCCTTACAAACTTTACATTGATAGTATAACCCATCTTTAGACCTACTATGTGTGTGGTAGTCACCAATAGGTTTACACTTATTACAGGTTGTACAAGTTTTAAAACTCACGCCGTTGCGCCTTACCGCCAATACTAAACCCTGTAAATGCTCCAGCCTTAACTGCTGCCCAAGTTTCGTCGTCATGGACTTTTACTGCAATAATCCAACCCTCGTAAGGTGAGGAGATTTGAAAGGCCTCTTTAATCTGCTTGGTTAGGGGGAGAGAATGGATAATGGTTGTAGTAGGCTCACCCTTATGCATAGTTAAGCCTGTACGCGCCCCCAACATGAACTCTGTAGCAGCCTTTTCCATTGTCTCTGGGCTAATGACATCCCCTTGTAGATCTACAACAGGTTCCCCATCTTTAGACACTACAGAAGCAAAACCGTAGACAACCCGTTGGTCGCTATCAATCTTAGTTACTTCACCTTCAACAGTAAAACTTTCAGCTTTATTCATAATCTCTGCTACAACAGCACGGAGAGCCTCAATCATGCGGTCCTCTGTTACTTCATCATAGTCCTCTTCTGTGTATTCGTTTTCGGTGTCCATATGCTGCAGATACTCCTTGTGAGTACCCCCTGGCATATAATAGGCTTGACCGTTTACGTCATATACGTGGATACTACCACCAAGACCAATAGCATTAGACCGGGATTTAGCTTCCATGGGATCACTGAATACATCGAAGTCAGTTTGGTATTTCTTTAGGTCAATCATGCTGTTTCTTTCTACTTGGCATTACCATTCCTCTCGAATTTGCATACCGCTAATCACATCAGTTGTGCCTGATAGGGTATAGGCAACAAGAGTGAATGTGGATAATGCTGGCAGGTCAAGGTCTAGTGTCAAAAAGGAGAACTGGCTATCCTTAGCTGTTGGAACGGCTTGAATTGGATAAATTACAGACCCACCCGTAATCGCCGTTGCAGTAATATCACTTTCTACAGCAGTCTCTCCGGGTATGTAGTTCCTTGGTGTCCCAAATGACGCGCCTGTGAGTGTACCGCCAGACCTAACTTCAAAGAATGCGTTGTTATTGCCACTGTTGATTGCGTTAATACCATCCAACTTTACAGAACGGTTTTTAAATGCTTCTTTAAATCTAAAAGACACAAGAGGTTGTGGGGTTGTGGTGATAGTTGTTGTATTACGTACATCACCAGTGTATCTAAACTTGGGCTTATATTGACCTACGATGGAGTATTGACGACCACCAACCTGAACAGCAAAATCCTCAGCAGTAGCGCCATTACTTACTTCAGCGAATACCAGCATGTTAGGGTCACGAACACTAGTACTATCATAATCTTCTGTGGTAAACGAGTGCAAGGGGATAGGACGTTGCAACAACCCTTCTGGTGTACCTACAACAGAGAACTTAATCCCACCATAACCATACCATGTGAAGTCAATTTGGTAGATGTAACCATGCACTGCCTCATCAAGGTTAAAGCCACTTGGTCCTGTGCCGTCAACAGTGTCAATATTCCAGTCGGCCCTACGGATGATTCTCTCAACACCAGCGGTAAGCAAGACAACAGCCAAACCTAGTGCATCATACATAAAGTAGATACCATCAGTTCCGTTAACGCCTTTTCCACCCCAGATAGCCCGTTGATCACCTGTTGGTACGTCTGTGAACCTGATACCCATACCAATCTCAGCACCATAGCCGGGGATGTACCTAGCGGCCTCTGCGCTATCTAGTTGGGCAGTAGAACCAGACGTTGCACCCGTGGCTACATTAATTTCACCAAGTGCTGTCGCGTTGATATTCCCTGAACCTGTAACAACTTCAATATCACGAAGTAGAGAGACCCCGTAGGATGAGTTCAATTCAATAATAGGTGTTCGTTGAACTGTCAGGATTTCCCCGAATTGAGAGGAGTTCTCAGCCTGTATTCTAATGGACTTAGTTTCATCAATGTAAACATCTGAGAAGTCCTCAAATAGCTTACGTTCCCATGATCCTTGTCTAGGCATTACTTATCCGCCCCTGCGTTATCACCAAAACTATTACCTTTACTCAGATTCATCTTGGCTGGGATAATAGCTAGGTTGTTTTCTACATGCAGCCCACAAATATCTTTACCTTGTAATGGGATAATGTGATCTACGTGATGATCAACACCCGTCTTCTCAGAGACTTTCCTACAGAGATTGTAAATACGCTTAATCTGGTTTTGGTCAGCCCAAGAGGGTGTGGCATTTAACTCAGAGGCTCTACGCTTTGCGTCCCTTGCGTTGTAGATGCTTCGATTCTCTTTAGAGTGTTTACGCATTAACTCATTGTGGTACTCTGTATTATTACTATACCAAACCTTATTACGAACCTTCATGCAATCCTTACATTGGGTTTGCAATCCGTCGAGTTTAACCTTATTTTTATAGAAGTCGTTGTAGTGTTTTGTTGTATCGCACTGATGACAATGTTTCACTTAATCAACTTCCTCTTCGTCTTCTTCTTTACTATCACTTAGTTTAGGGGCATCATCATCTGGCCCATTGTAGTAATCTGCCCGTGCTACTTCTGCCATTGCTGCACGTTCTCTTGCTGCAGCATAGATCTCAGGGTTAACATTAGGGAGTTCAGCTTGATCCAAGAGAGCATTAACAATGTCAATATCATCTGCATAAGAGATACCAGCACCATTAAGGTTACGGAGATAAGAGCCGAGGTCCTTAAGATCATGTGGAGCAACATCACCAGCTACAATCTTAGGCATCAGGTCAAAGTCGAAACCATTAATACGCCACAGAGGCTCTACTAGCTGCTTATTAAGCACATCTACGATTGTTTGGATGTAACTTTCAAGAGCACGTAGGAATAGATCTGATTTGGACTTAGAGAGTGCATATGAGCCTGACGACCCGCCTCCAAGCATAATGAACTCAGCAAGAACACTTCGAGCAATGTCATGTTGGTACCTTTTAATTACGGGATCAATATCAATGTTACGGGTACCCTCAGAAGACATCAGGCGTACACTAACCAACTTATTGTTAGTAGGTTCACCATCTTTACCGGGGTAAGTATCACTTGGGGTAATCAGGAACCCCTGTTCATTAAACTTAAGGTCCCGAAGGATCTCTTTCATCTGGTTAAGTACTGCAGTCTGTGCTTCTGTAGCATCAGGGGACAGATACTCACTAGGAACCTCTGCATGAGGGATACCAGCAAGCTCACGCTCAATACCAATAGCCTCATACTGTTGTACAGCATTAAGGCGCTCATATGAGGAGTAAGCATTGCGGAGGATACTACGGCCTGAGGGATCACCATTAATTGTGGTAGTCCGGTACAGAATAGCCTTAGACATAGGGATGTAGTTACTACCAAGCCCTGCAGTTACATCCTGATAGAAACCAAGAGTATCACCAGACTGTTCTTCAATCTCAAAGCGGTTAATAGTCCACTGAGCACGAGAAGCCAACTTACGGATACCAATGTAGCCATCTGTGTATTTACTACACTTCTTAGGGCTAATCTGGTAAGGTCCAACCCTACGCTTGTATACTACCTCAAATGCAGCAAAACCAAATGTCAGGTGAGAAATAGCCTCAGAGATGTGATCATCCAAGGTGTGGTCCATATCCTCAAGGACACTCTCCAAGAACTCAGCTTTAGAAGCAGCAGCCTCTGTCTCATTAGCTGGAGTGATCTTAAATGGTACATCACGGAGCATTTGCTCTACTGCATAAAGAGAAGCACCAATAGTAGCATCATTGTCCCGCATCTCACGGTATTTACGGATAGCCCGCTTACCACGTAGTTCAGGTTGTAGTTCGTCTGCTTTAAGGGTTCCATTACGTGTAGAGGTTCCAGCCACACCCAGAATTTTCTTACCTTCTGACTCAGAGAGTTGCTTCTGGGTAGCCATTGGTTATGTTCCTTTAGTTAAGGAGAGTGAGTTATCTCAACCCCTTTGAATTAGAATATACGAGTTTAAGTTTGGGTTTGGCGTATCCTTGGAGCATGAGATCTGTAATAGCCCACACAAGAGCGTCATATCTGTCAGGTGACTTATGCTTACCCATAGGCTCATATGTAGTCATCTGCGTCTCAAGCTCTGTAAGGGACGCCTCAGGGTCCTTAGGGTTCCTGACGTGGTAGACCTTACCTTGTTCATACAAGGCACTCACAGGCTCCGCTCTGGCGATCTTAGCGCTACTTGCGTGTACACCCTTTAGTGGGAGGTTTTCGTCTATAGTCTTGAATAGTGATTTGATGAGGTCTTTACCTTGGTTGCTCTCATACACAATACGGGAGCATTCAAAATCCTGATACAAACTAACAACCTTACTTGCCCATCTTTCTGGGAGGTCTTTCATTGTATAGTCACCCAAGACGTAGGCCATACCCTTCTCACAGATACCAGCAACCATGATCCCTGTGTGGTCACTCTCTACATTAGAGGACACAGCGGGGTCTACGGCTACTACAACCCTGATAAGTGGGGGTACATCTCCTACAGACACCTGACAATCATCAATCATCTGGGCTGTCCATAGAGCACCCTCGTTTTCAGTGAGGATCTCAGCGTAAAGCTCTTGCCTACCCAGGCGTGTACCCTCGTATTGGGTCTTTACTGCCTCAAGGTAGGTGTCAGCTAGGTTTGCTGCATTATCGAAGGTAGAACCCGTTGTAATACAGGTTTTTGGGTCTTTTACTAGTTTACGTACCAGAACAGTAGATTTTGGGGTAGTTGTTACACATATACGTGGGTGTTTACCCAAACGAAGACAAAACTGGAGCATATCCCATGTATCTTGGTCTTTATTCCACGCAGCTAATTCATCACACCATGCAGCACTGAACTGGGGGCCACGAAGACGCTCAGGTTCCTCTGCTGAATAGAACTCTACCTTAGCTCCATTCTCCCATGTGAGGGTACGCTTAGTAGGGGACCACTCAGGGAACCCCATGGGCTTGCCCTTGTGTGTCTTGTCGTCCTTGTGACAGGCATTAAGGAAACCACTCTCACCCTTAACCATAACACGTTCAATGTCAGAGTTAGTAGAGGCTACAGCAGCAATACGCTTATGGCCCTTCTTTACCTGTTCCCTTACCCACTCAACACCAGCACGGGTCTTACCGAAGCCTCGACCAGCATTAATGAACCAGACGTTCCAATCACCCTTAGGCTCTAACTGTTCTGCCCTAGCCCAGAAGGACCAATCATACCTGAGAGCTTCTAATTGCTTGGGGGCTAACTTACCTAGTGCCTTGGCTACTACATCATCAGGTAGATCACGTAGGGCTTGAGCATTAAAGGCTGTCATCTGGGGGTCATCCTACTTGTTAAACGTCATCACCTGTGTCTTTACCTAGAGCCTTAAGCAATGCGTTTACTGCACTCTCAGCTTCTTCCTCATCAGTACCAATCTCACGGGTCTCTTCAATGGTCTTAGGTGACCAATCAGCTTGAGTACGGAGATAGAACTCACGTGCCTTCCAGGTGTTAGGGGCTTCATCATCACCATTAATAGCTTGGTTAACTACCTTACCACCAATCTCCTCTGCAGTCAGAGCTACTGCCCTCTCCATATCAAGACGATAGTACTTATAGAAATCCCTCATGCTCTTTGGGGCATTCTGGTATGTCTGTACTGTAGCGAAGATAGTCCTTACCGGAACACCATTACGCCTCAGTGAGTATACACGTTTACCTATCTCAGAATTATATCCGAGTTCTGCTGGGTGGTTGGACATGGGGGGATTCTCTTCTGTATACTACAAACAGTATAAATACTACAATCCTTCTATGAAGTATTATTCGAGGGGTACTTAGGTTTCTACCCCTTGGATATAATCCATTATGAATAATACTACAAAGAAGGACCAGTATAGGTATACTACAGTGATAAGTTGATAAGTTGATAATAAGGGGTGCTCAGGATTCCATCATGGAATGCTACCGATACACTGTACATATGTTACTACATAAGTAAGAGATCATAATCAGTATTACTAATCTGTCTACCTACATATGTTACTACATAAGTAAGAGTAATTCATATTATATAATACTTACTGATCTATTTCATAAGTAATACATATGTATGTCCTAATCCCTTACTATTGATTACTTGTTCTCACAGGATTACACAACCAGTTTTTTGTGTCAGTTTAGTATATTTCTAGTATGTAGTTGGAATCTAACGAAAGAATTATTTGTTTCTGTAGTACTAAAACTACTTTTGTGATCACAAATACACAATCAAGAGTTGTAACATGGGGTGGTAAGCACCATAGGTATTTTTCTTTTTTTTTATTCCAGAGGGTATTTCTTTTGTTTTGGATTCATGTGGTGAGAGGCACCCCCTGCCCGAATCACCCTATAATTCCAAGGGACCCTAATGTTTCATATGTCAACCCTTGTATCACTTAATGTTGCAATCCAGGCCCACTTGTAACAATTCGTTACTGGTGTGATATATATGTAACACATACGGTGCCGTATGGAAATACCTGAATAAAAACATGGACATAGAGGACGCGAATCGCAGCAACATAGAAGAGTTACCAAATCCCACAACGCACCGCTTGATATGTAACACGTCATACCTATGTTATACTATAACACTATGAACACGCTACATAATCAAGTCACTAGATAGGGCCGATGTGGACCTAGTGCTATGCATGGGAACGCTAACCTACCCCCTCTCCTCTAACAGGCGTTCTATCAGGTAATCCTCATGTTCGTTAATGATAGCATTCCATAGATTGTCAGATACCTCCTTGCCCCTATCATTACATATGGACACTAGCTCACAGTCTACCCACTCAGGCTCATCACTGCCCCACCTATTAGATCCCCCCTTAGAGGCTAGCCCATAGACTGTGACGCTGCAGTCAAAGCCCCTGATATTAAGCTCAGTAGTGATGTAGCAATTAAAGTTGTTCCTACTTTTCATTAGCTCGACTCCATTAGAATTGACTTTAATTGTGCTTTAGTGAGGCCAGAATAGGCGCTTAATTCATGCAATGTAATATTAGGGTGTGAATCGTAATAGTCTTTTACGGTATCTGGATCCCATTTCTTCAGCATTAGTTCGACTCCTTGTCATATGAATAGTGAAAACCGAATTGACCGATTCCAAAAGTAACACCATCTTGCGTGGGATATGCCCAAAGACTGCTACCAAATAGATAAGCAACTAGGGCGATTAATACATAACGACTCATTGTACTAATTCCCTGACGACAAAACCCGATACATCGCCACGCGCCTCACCCTTAGCCTTTAGGCCAATAACGACCCCAGTTTCATCATAAAACCTAACATCCGACTCGTCGCCATTAATAACGGGAAAGCCTTTATATTGACTAGGTAAAGTCTTACCGCCAAACACAATGGCCACGTTTCCACCAGCATTAAGCACCTTGGCAACATCCGAGTCGTTAACCTCTGACTTGGAAAAGGTGATGTGATAATTACTTGGCAATTGATTGTTGGCCCATTGAAAGGCTTTCTTTGGTATTTTGGTGTAGTCATAAGCTTGAACTTTATCAAAGTGATGAATGAGTGACTTCACACCTTTCCCGTTAACTGTTAGCGCCACGGTATGAAACGGGTAGTCACTTGTCGTATTAGGACGCCATGCGGGCACCATTCCAAGCTTATTAGCCTTGCGTTCCAAAGCCTCAATTTCAAATGCTAGCAATGCGATATAGGTTTTGCGCATAGTGAAAAATGCACGAGTCCGCTCACCACGAGCCTTAATCTTGGCATTCAAATAAATAGGGTTTCCTGCAGTATGCAAACAAGCCGCAATGCATCCAGCGCTTGCACTAGGACAAACATTCCAGCCGCTTTCTTTTGAAGGTGCAAGGTTATGAGGCGCAGTTAATACGTTCAGTTTCTGCCCTTTCACAACTTTCGGATTGGTTGCCACGCCACCTAGTGCGCTTGTGAAGGTGAAGCCCGCCTTGCGCAGATCTCGGATGCATTGTGCGCGTGATGTATAGCCATTGAAAATTGCCATGATTAGGACTCCTTGTTTGTAATGTTGAGCTGTACAGGCGCAAGTGATACGCCGCGATCTTTCTCGATTTTGTGCATGTCGGACAAAAGAGTCCAATGCATCCTGTATTCCTTAAGCGGTGTAGTGTTAAGCAACGCCAAAGCCTTTTGCAGATTGTCCATATTACAATCCTTTCCAAATATGTGTCACGGCCGAGATGTCGGAGGTAGTAATGATCACGTCAAAAAATGGATATTCTTTAAGATCCTCACGTTTTGCGAAGACGTGCTCAATATCCCAGCCGGAAATAGCGCCAGCGGGTTCTATTGCGCCATAGTATTCGACGGGTGTTTTATTGAAGGTGTAAATCTCAAAGGGGCGAAACCCCTCGTTCCACAGGTCATCGATTTCATTACGTGAAAGGTTAAGCATGGTCTAAACTCCCAATTGATACGCAACAACATATTGCGCATGAAAATAGAGATTCTAATAACATAAAAAACAGGCCACATTGATCACAAATAGGCGCTCGGCAGATCCGCAAGATCCACTCCCCCGTTCCCTATATGGGCGGCGGCATAGGAACAACATAGCGACGATTCGGGATCATGGCAACACCTAATTTGAGCTTGCCCATGTTACCTGTAAAACGATCTGGCATATAGTATAAGGAATCGGGCGCACGCGCATAGCATATCCAACAATGAGTCGTCAATAGGGCCTGGAAGCCCCAAAATAGCGCCATACAAGCCCGACTCTGATCTGCTAGGCACCTAATCACCAAAAACCAGGTTCCGCATTTGTTCTCTACTTGTTCTTTCTTGTTCTTTTGTCGCTTTATGGGTTTACATCACCTAGCGAATCGTTGTATTCTATACCTAATCCGGGTTCCTAATCCTGCAAGAGAGTAAGCGGGAGAATCCGTTATATTAGTTTAACGATTAAACTATCCCGCTGGGTGCATAGCAGTCATGTAGTATTTGCAATTGACTGAGTCCTTGGCTTGTGTCGTAGAAAAGGGTTGGCGAATCGGTATGGGTGACCATTTAAGCATGAACCATTTAAGTATGAACCATTTAAGTATGAACCATTTAAGTATGAACCATTTAAGCATGAACCATTTAAGTATGAACCATTTAAGTATGAACCTTTTAAGTATAAAATATCGAAGCATGAACCATTTAAGTATAAAATATCGAAGCATGAAGGGTAACCCCCCACGAGGGAAATGAGCACCCCCACGAGGGAATTGTTCAGGGGGTACCGAGGGAATTGTTCAGGGGTGCCATATACCCCACGATGGAATTGTTCAGGGGTGCCATATACCCCACGATGGAATTGTTCAGGGGTTGACATCCTGGTTAGATGCTTTATATAGATAGTAGAACAGACACACAAGGTAGGATAGCAACATGATTAACAAGCCACAGTCTACACACCTAGTTGATGCCACTGTAGATGTAACGATGCGAGGTGGTGAAGAGACTACAGTAGAGCTGTATAACATCCGTTGTGTATGGATCTGGGATGAGATGTCCCGTGAGGCTGCAGAACTATGGTCAGTGATCGACTATGTAGCGAATACATTTGACTTCGAGACCTTCTCTGTAGTAAGCTACACCAGCACTAAAGCAATTGAAGTATAATAACACAATAACCCCAACACTAGTAGGAGATACCACATGATTTATGCAGTACACAGAGAAGATGTAATGATTGCAGCCTTTTTGATGAAATGTGACGCAGACAGTTTTTTGGAGCACTTCTTTTTTAGAGAGGGTTACAAGGTCACAGAGACCACTTGGGAAGCCTGGACTGCATGGCAAACAATCAGGGATCTGGCGGTAAAATAGTCTAGGACCTCATAAGAAACCACTTGACAACCTCTTTTTTATACCTTATATGTAGTACCAGAAGTTAAGTACAACCAACCAACCATCAGGAGATACAAAATGACACTATCAGACACAATGACACAGGTAGAGACCCTTACAACAGAGCAAGTTAAGTGCATGGTTAAGGGTAAGGGTACACGGATCGCTACAGTGACCTTCATTAAGGCAGATGGTAC